TTTTTAAGGCGTGCTTTTTTGATGAAACAAATTATTTAAGACCGCGAACGTATCACGTTGCAAAAGTAGGTATTACTTACATAAGTGATTGCTAATATATATTAGCAACGATATACTACAATTGTGAGGTAATTTTGCAAATAAATGATAAGCTAATAAAAAATGAAAAAGTATCAGTTTAGAGCGAACCCTCAGTACAATCAATCGGTAACTCAAAATATAGACACTGATAAGGGTGTTATATATGGTGTTGTATTGACGCAAAAGGGATTGAATAAGAATGGTACATACTTTTCAGAGCGTTTTTTAAACGAGTTAAAAGCAAAGGGAGATGAGCGCGGTTACATTAAGGCACGATTTGGACACCCTACAATGTGTAATAACTCTTTAGGCTCTTATATTGGAAGGTATAAGAATTTCAAAGTAGAGGACGAAAAACTATTTGGGGACTTATACCTTGATGATATAGCTAAAGATACAAATGTAGAGGGGCGCGGTATTACGATGTATGATTACATTATGCGAATGGCACAAAGCAACTCGGAAATGTTTGGCAATTCTATTGTTATTTTAGCAAATTACGTGGTTGAAGAGTACGAGGAGGATGGGGAAAAGAAAGAGGCTGACGGACACGAGTTGATTGAGTGGATTTCATCGGACTTGGTGGACGACCCCGCGGCTACTGATAGTCTTTTTCATTCAAAAAATGGCGATTTAGGGGTAAAATTCACTGATTTTTTAGATGAAAACCCTGAAGTATTCGATATTTTGGAGAAAGACCCTAATATATTAGGGGACTTTTTTAGTCGTTATGAGGCTTATATAGGTAGAAAAAACAATAAAAAGAATATGAAAAAAAGTGTTTTTACACGTGCCTTAGTGGCATTATTTGGTAAATCGCTGTTTGATGTAGATTTGACATTGGCAAATGGTGATATTATTACCGTGGTGACGGAGGCGGACGAGCCTGCCGTTGGGGATAAAGTGAAGCAAAAGACAGACGGAGGGGAGGATGCCGAAAAGCCTCTTGCTGACGGTGATTATTTGCTGAAGGACGAACGCACCCTTGTAGTAGAGGGTGGTGTTATCAAAGAGATTAAAGAAAAAGAATCTCCTAAGGATGAAGGCGGTAATGCTGACAAAGGCGCGAGTGCTGATGACGAGTTTTCACAAGCGGTATTGGAGGGCTTTGGAATGATTTCTAAAAGACTTGACAAGTTGCAAAAGAAGTTTGAACGCATTGAAAAGCGACAAAGTAAATTTGAGGTGCAAGACAATGGCGGGGCGAGCAATGCAACTGCAAATGGTAGTAAGAAAAAATTCAGCTTAGAGGATATAAAGGAGAGAAAGGAGTCTTACAAAAAGTAATGTAAAAAATAAAGGTGAATTATGGCACAAACAAAATTAAAAGAATTTATCAAGGAGCAGGAGCGCACTAAGGAATATATTAAGGATATTAAGGACTTGGTGGAAGAACGCACGCTTGGCAACGCTGATGCAAAACAAGCATTGACAATTGTGGAGAATGTTACCACGAATACAGAGTACGGCTATTATGGGGCTGTAGAGGGGGTAACGCGCAAGGATACTGGGTGCGGGATGGAGCCTGTACCCTTTGATGTACCAGTTCGCACGGGTTGGTGGGAGCCGGTAGCATTAAGGGCTACTATTAGCGAATGTTACAGTGCGTTGGAAAATTCGTTTTTGCAATGGGCGAGCAAGAAAGGTATTAAGAAAATACACATTGAAGATACCGACTTTGTGAACTTTTTGGCAGAACGTTTTGGTAAGGCTATTCAAACGGACTTCAATAAGTTCGTATTCTTTGGTAACAAGGAGGCGAGCAATGTAGGTTCGGGAAGTGGTAGTGAGAATTTGAAGGCGGGTGTTGCAAAAGAGAATTACAACGTAATTAATGGGTTGTACACTCAATTCTTTAAAATGGTTACTACCGATGCGAGCAAACGGGTAACTATTGCTGAGAATGCGCAAAACACATTTGCAGCGCAATCGGCTTTGGCACGTGATACAGCATTCAATGCTTTTACATCTTTGATTGATAAGGCTGACCCACTAACATTTGCTGATGGTTCACAACCTATATTTTTGTCCACTTTTTCGATGGCTACAAATCTATCTCGTTTTTTGAGAAGTGAGTACAAGAACGAATTAACACTCGACAAAATGGAGGGTGGTTATATGGTTGGTGAGTTTGAGGGTATACCCGTTATTACACATCGCTGGTTTGATGAGATTATTCGCCGCGATTTTAGTAACGGCACTAAGTGGGATAACCCTCACCGTGTGATTTTGTTGGACAAATCGGAATGCCAAGTGGGTATTGACTCGATGGGTTCTCTCAATGACATTGAAATTGAGTATGTTGGTGGTAAAGATGAACACGTGTATTTGAAAGCGGCTTACAGAATGGATTTCCAACGTGTAATTGGCACTACTGGGGCGATGGCGATTTAGTAATTAACGAATTTGTCAATTAGTAGATTAGCAAATTTACTAATTGACAAATTTAATAAATTAAAAAAAGGATAATTATGGCAGAATGTATTAATGCACTAAGTAAAGATTTGACCTTTGATTGTAACGACAAAGTAAAGGGTATTGAGAAGCGTATTTTGCTTATCAATAGAGCCGATATTGACTTTGCAGCAACTACAATTGAAGCAGACAAAAACAAAATGAATACGCTGGTGCTGAAGAGTGGCAAAACTGGGTATTTCTTTGATAATTTCAAGGAAGCTCTTATATCTGAGAGTATTAAACCAGAGATTTCAGATGATGATTTCAATGGGTACAAACACTCAATAGGTATTACAGTGTATGGCAAGAGTGCTGATGATTACGCACAAATTGACCAATTTGTAAATGGGGCGCAATTAGTTGCAGTAATTGAGCACAAGGTAAAGGGTGCAAGCAGTTTTGATGTATTGGGATTCTTTGTAGGATTAGAGGTTACTGAGGGCGAGGGTCGCACTAATGGTGGGGCTTTCAAACTTACAATCGCAACGCCTGCAAACCAGAAAGAGCCTAATGTTGCTTTGAAGTGGCTTGAAACTGATTACGCAACCACTAAGAAGAAGTTCGACAAAAAACTCGCGGCGTAATGAATTTTACTGAAGAAAGTTTAAACAAGTTGCTCAATGGTGGGTATGAAAAGGCGGTGGGGGAGGATAAGAATACCTTCATCGCCTTTTATGCTTACTTATTTGACGACAGCGACCCGTGCACGACTTGTGGCAATAAGTTGAGCGGGTATTGGAATAGGCTCGTGAATGAGGGCAATGAAAAATTACATAAAAAATTAAAAGTAATGGCAAGAAAAGAACAAAACACACAAGATGAGTTGCAGAATGATTTGCAACCTAAAGAAGCAGTACAAGATAACGCTGAACAAAACACACAAGATGAGTTGCAGGAGGATAGTAATGAGCCTTGCAAATTCAGATTGCGTGCGGGTATTACTTCATTAGCGATTGATTTTGGTAGCAGTGAGTTGTTTAACAACGACACGCTAACGAATGATATTGCATTGCGTTACTTGAAGATTAACCCTAATAGGATTGCGAACTTTGATTTGTATCCTGAGAACTGGGAGAAGTTGATTGGCGAATTAGCAAATTAATAAATTAGAAGATGACAAGGCTGAAGGCGATAGAATTAGAAAAAGAGGAAAGACGCACGAATAGTGATAAGTTTAAGGGCTTTCCTTACTTGGCGAATGGAGTTAGCAATGATTACCCGACAATCATAGAGCAGTTGGTGGCAGGTTCGCCAACTGCTCGTGCTTGTGCGGGTGTGATTGCTGATTTTATATATGGTCGTGGCTTTGCATTGGAAATTGAAAAAAGAGAGCAAGCAAGGTCGCAAGGGGTCAGATTTAGAAAAGAAGAGTTGTTTGTGAATGATAAACGAGAGACCCCTAACGACCTGCTCAAGAAAGTAGCCAGAAGTATTGCAATACATAAGGGCACATTTGTACACGTGAATTACAACGGCTTCTATGAGAAGACAAGTGTACAAGTATTACCTTACAAGAATTGTAGATTAGGGGCAAAAGATAGTAGGGACTATCGAGGTAAGGTACTTGTATATAACGATTGGGACAAACTAACAAACCACAAGGATAGAGATGAGAATTTAGTTGCTATTGACCGATACGACCCCCGCCCTGATGTTATAGAAGCACAAGTAGCTAAGGCAGGAGGTTGGAAAAAGTACAAGGGGCAAGTGTTTTTCTTAAACCTTGATAGGAATGACACCTACCCGCTGGCTTGGGCTGATGTAGTGTTGCGTGATTGTGAGAGTGAAAGGTTATCGAGTGTATTTACAAGGAATGGCTTTAAAAAAGGATTTTTCGGCACTTATGCTGTTGTTACTGCACCAATGGAAAGCGATGATGATAGACAAGAGTTTAGAGATGAACTGAAAAAGAGCATAGGAGTAGAAGCCGAGCAATCTGTATTTCACTTTGAAACGGAAATGCAGGGCGATAAGTTGGAGAATAACGTACTGATAAAACCTATAGAGAGCAATATCAAGGCTGATATGTTTCAGTACGCTGACCAGAAGACCGCTAACAATATACGCAAGTCGTATGGTAATATACCGCCCGTGCTGATTGATTACGTGGAAGGGAAATTAGGCAATACCTCTGGGGAAAGTTTAAAAGAAGCGCGTATCTTTATGCAGGAGCAAACGCAGGAGGAAAGGCAAGATGTACAAGAGATGTTCGAGGAATTATTCGATGGTTTTGTAAGAGATATTTCTGCAAATGGACTTTTTGAGATTAGCAAATTAGTATGAAGTTATTAGTTAATAAGCAAGAATGTAGCAAGTATCTGAGTGTTTCACTTTTTCGTAAAGATGAGGAGTTCAACCGATTTATTAGAGAAGCACAAATGTTTGACTTGAAGGGGTTGGTTTGTGAGTCTTTTTACCAAGATTTGACAAGCGAAACGCCCGTGAGAGATTACACGTTATTGCTTGAGGGGGGTAGTTATACTTTTGAGGGCAAAAAGTACGAATTTGCAGGGCTAAAAACCGTGTTATCATACTTTGCATACGCTCGTTATATATTCGTTGGACATCAAGTAGATACGCCAATGGGGATTAAAGAAAAGGTGAACCAAGATGGAGAGGCTATTAGCCAAAACGAAAGGCGTGATGTACGCACAATGTACAAGCAACAAGCTGATTTGCTATGGCAAGATTGCGAGCGTTACCTTGATAGGAATAAAACACTATTTCCTGAATATAGTTGTAATAGCGGGTGTGGTGATAGCAAACGAATTAATAAACCAAGAATGAGAATGCAATTGATATGAGATGTATAGAGAATATAAAAGATATAGCATTAGATTGCAAATATAGACCTATAAAGGGGCTCAAGCATAGAGTGCTGGTGATACCTTACAAGGATATTGATAGGCGATATACAACAATGAATGATGATAAGAGCGTTATTACTCATTTTCAGTTGTATCCTACTAAGAGAGGGTATTTGTTTGAACTCTCAAACGCTTTTAAAGTGAATGGTTCGCAAAAGTTGAGTGGTGGATTTGCACACGAGTTATCAATAAAGATTGACAAGGCGAATAGCGATAATATTGCCACAATGAACGCGCTGACAAAAGGCACTTATGTACTTATCGTGGAGACAATGAGCAACACGTTTGAAATATTAGGCTATGAGGCTGGTTTGGTAGTGAATTCTGTACAAAGAGACTATGCAAGTAACGTGGTAGGTCTAACTTTTTCCACGCCAAATGATGTAAAGGAGTTGCGAATGGTAGCGTTGTGGGGTGAGGGTGATTACCTTGCGATGAGCAAGAAGTTTGAAAATAAGGCTTTGGTAAGATATAACTTACTTAAAGGTACGAAAGACTTTGAGTTGAAAGAAGAACTTTATTACTTACAACCAAATTACACTGGCAATGATGGTGTAGTATCTGAAAATTTTAGAGGAAACAAGGTATATAAACTCATTTATAACTGGCAAGGTTTTCAGTGCAAGTATCTGTTTATGCGTCGTCCTACAATCATTTCATTTTGGGCTAAAACTACAATGAATGATTTGGCATTTGTTTGTATTACGGATAATAGTAATGTTACTTATCCACAAGGACAATTTTTAATATCTGACGGAAAATGGCATAGGTATATGATTTATGGGGTTGATGGCATAAAAACTTTTAACAATGTAAATAATGGTTTTGTTGAGTTTTTTAAAAGGATAACATATCAAAACCCTATTGATTTATACGTATCATCTTTCAAAATTGAATACGCTGAATTAGAAACAGATTGGGCAGATTGGGATGGTAGTGAATTAGGTAAAAACCTAATCACTGATAGTAAGAACGAGCGTTATAAAGAGTATAAAGGTACGGCAGAAGAATATATCTATTATGGTATAGTAGGAGGTACTTTGGAAAAGAATACAACTTATACATTGTCTTTGGAATACAAAAGTGAAAATGTTAGAAGTATTGATTTGTTTTTTATAAACGATGGTATTACTCAAACACCTAATAAAAATATTCCAAATACTAATGGCGAATGGAAAAGAGAGACATTTACATTTACTACCCAACCTAATTTAAGTCCAAAAGGTTCTATACGTATTGATAACAATGGTAGTGATACAGGTAATGTAACCTCTAAACTCTGGACACGAAATGTTAAACTTGAAAAAGGAAACATTGCAACTGATTGGAGCGAATAAAAAAAACTATGAATAATTTTAAACGAAACTTAATAGGTAAGGATAAATTGCTGCATTCAAAGGTAGGCAATTGTATGTTGGTGCTATTTTTTGCACTGTTTTTTAAATTTTGGAGTGTGGGTACTGCTTTCGTTTTAGCGTTAGCCGCTGTATTATTGGCGGGGCTTGCAAAAGAGTTATATGACAAGTACATCAAACGTACGTTTATTGACTGGTGGGATATTATAGCGAGCCTTACGCCTTACCCTATTGTGAAACGTATAAACAGAAATACTAATGGATAAGTTTATGAAGTGGCTACTGAAAGCCAAGATAAGGATAGCGATATGGGCAACGCCTTTGGTTTTGCTCTTCTACTTTGATGATAAGATACATCTAAGAGATAGGGTGTTTTATTTTTTTGTGGTATTTTTTAAGAGTGTGCCGTTATTGCTATTGTACGCCTACTTCTCATCGGATAAGGAGCAGAATGCTATTTTTTACGCGGGTATATCGGTAGTGCTAATGCTTGATATGATAGCTGGTGCTTGGTATCACTTTAAGAAGGGAGATTTTGATTTTGTAGAACTTCTTAAAGGCACGATTTTTAAAATGGCAATCATAGCAATAGCCTTTATATCTCTATCAATACTGAATATACCTTTGAGCAGGACAGATGTAGGTAGGGCGTTTGAGATTACAATACAAATGATTTCGTTATTATACCCAGTGAAAGATATAGCAAAAAATCTTTTTGTGCTTTCTAACGGCAAATTTCCTCCTGAGTTCTTTATGAAAGCACTCTATAACTATGAAAAGAGTGGAAAACTGAGAGAGTTTTACGAAAAAGGTAAATAATGGTATTACTCCTAACGAATTAGATAACAATAAAACAGATGAACAACAATGACACCGAAAGAATTTATAAAGCAGTACAAACCTTTTGCGCTTGAAACAGAGCGCAAAAACGGGCATCTCTCATCTCTTCATCTTGGCGCAAGCTGCATTGGAAACTGGTTGGGCTAAGAGTGTGCCAGGGAATATGTTTTTTGGCGTAAAAGCGGGCAAGGATACACCCGCTAACAAAAAGCAATTGTTAAACACTACTGAAGTGCTTAATGCTCCCAACTTAGGATATAATTTTCCACAAGTGATGTCTATATACGAATTACCGAATGGTAAGTACAAGTATGAAGTGAAAGACTGGTTCAGGAAGTACGACACGCCAGAAGAATGCTTTACTGACCACGCGCAATTCTTTTTCAGAAACAAGCGATATGCTAAAGCGTTGGAGGTAAAATCAGACCCTTACAAGTTTGCCGAAGAAGTAGCAAAAGCAGGATATGCTACTGCTCCTGATTATGCAAGCAGTTTAAAGAAAATTATCAAAATGTTAGAGAGTTATGAGTAGAATAGTAATGTTATTATTAGCGTTCCTCACCTTGATAGGTTGCAGGACACGCAAAGAGGTAGCCAATACAGAGCAAAAGCAAGTCCAAAAAGAGCGTATTATAAAGTACAAGGATAGTACGGCTCTTTTTCAACAAAATACTCAAACCTTGCAACTCGATACACACGCCTTACAAGAGTACGAGGTAATAGTAGAGAGCGATAAGGATAGTATAGGCAACAGCAAAGAGTTAGTGTATTATCGCATTCGCGACGGCGATAATGAAACTATAAGGGTAAGTGGTGGAAAGGCGGTAATAAGAGTTAAAAGTGAAAAGCGAAAAGTGAAAAGCGAAATAGCTGCCACCCTTACGAATACTATAATCACAACTAATAATGAATTACGAAACACAGAGATCACAACGGCTTTTTCTCATAAAACAAAAGAAGTGAATAGCGTTATGAGTAACTGGTGGATATGGTTTATATTGCTACTGGGTGTATGGTTGTGTTGGCGATTTAGGAAGTGTTTTTTTTCTTTATATTAATATTGTTGGTTTATGTAAAAAGCCCCGCGTGTGATCGTGCGGGGCTTTTTTGTTATTCT